TAAGCTGTAAGCCTCTACGTTTTCTTTCTTCTTCAGTCATATCTATCCTTACCAGCTAAGACCTCCTGCGAGGCCGGGAAATGTTTTCATTACGCTACCCATGTTTGTGAGCAACGAAGGTTGGTTCGCTTGGAACCCAGCGGATTGCCTAGCTCCTGCCATTACGTTACCCATAAACTGACCAGCAGCACCTTGTGTGGGAGACACAGCCGTTGGCGGTGCAAACTGTTGCGCACCGAATTGCTGTGACGGTCTGCCCATCGCAACTTGGAACGGATCAAATCCGCTACGAGAAGCAGGAAGGAATGAGGTAGCTTGACCCAACGCTCTGCCAAGCGCATCGCGCCTGTTCTGAACACCTTGGCCAAACATCATAGCATTAGCAACAACATCAGACATGGCCATCGGGCCACCCATACTTCCACTACGCGCACGATTCTGCGCAAGCGATCTTTCTATCTCTGCTCGCTCACTACCACTCAGCTCACCAGTAAACGTGCCAAAAGGATTATCTGCTGATACAGTTCCCGGCGCAGCAAAACTCCTGAGCAAGTCGCCTAACATAGCGCCCGTCTGAGCGCGACGACCGTAGAACTCTGGATCTACTTGCTGTGACTTTGCGAAAGCCTCGTCTATAAGCTGACCGCCGGGGCCACGAAGAACGTCCACCTGCTTGCCAGCTTCGGACATCGCTTCGCGGTACGCCTCGTCAGAAGCAAGCTGACCGTACTGCGGTACAAATGCTTTGGCCGCACCAAGCTGTTGCTGAGCTAGCTTGAGTTGTTCGGGGTAAAGTTCTTGCTGACGCGCTAGCTCTTTACCAGCTTCCTGACGCAACATCGCTGCATACGCAGGGTAGTTGTCTCTGTATGCTGCTAGTGCTTCTGCTGTCGTATCTTTAACTGACGGCGTTGGCGTACGACCCAACTGCGACAAGCCGTAGATTGTCGCGCCTGTTCCTAGCAAACCTCCGATGTCATCTAAAAGTCCCATATCTTATCTCCTTAACTGCTGGCCATCAGACCTGCTTGTTCCAGCTTGTACGTCAGATAGTTTATCTTTTCTGACATCTGTTTAAAAGCTGCCTTAATCTCTGCCGCATCATACGCATCACCTATTGTAGGTATCGTGGTAGGGTCTGAGCTAACGCTTGCCCCTGCTGTGACGGCTGTAGTGCCGCTGTCACCGCCTACTGTTGCAATGTCAGCTACATGAGCGCATTGCTTTGCTACGCCCTCTGCTATCGTATTGCTGCTGTCCACAGTCAGGGACAATCGCCAACTGTTTGCTGACTGTTTAGTCGCAAACAAAACGTTGTCGTCTACGAATTCTGAACTCTTAACTGTTGCTCCCATAAGCTTGTGTCATAAAAGGATTTTTAGGTGTTAAATCTGTAGTCTCTGCGGTTATCATAGAGAGTGTCGCATTCGTGTTCCACTCAATAGTATAGCCTACTTTCAGCCCTTGCCGTCCTTGCTGAAAGTTGAAAAGAAAGTTCTGTAGCTTGTTCTCGTTGTTCCACATAACAGGATATGTGTCACCGTAGCTGACGGCTGTAGCTATCGGCGCTTGTATAGTCTTGTTGATTGTCGAAGGTGTTTCTGACTTGCGAGCGTTGCTGATAACAGCAGCCCTAGCAGTCCCTTCGCCAGTAAAGCGTATAAAGCCTTTGGTAAAAACTTTGTTTATGTATCCTGTGCTAGTCATTGTGCCTGTTATCATTGTTGCACCCCTGCCAGCAGCTTCCGTAAGTGTAAACGTACCGCCTTGATTTTGTCCTGCGCCCGTGAAAAATATTTCTGTGCCGCTAGCGAGATCGAATGGTACGTTTTCAACTTCCATGTTAAACGCACTACCTGTTTTAAGTGTGCCGGGATCATCGTGAGGATCATTACCACCCTCACCGCGACCGTCAGGGCCGTAGTTTATACCCGCCCTCAGCCTTATAGCATCATACTCCCAGCGCTCAACACCGTTAAACAGCGTACGCAACTGCATCGGCTTCTGCTCAACCTCCAACGTGCCTGTGTTGAACGCCTTCGTCTGCACAAAACTGTCGTTGTACTTAGCGCCCGTGAACAGACGTAAGAACTTACCTTGAGCAGTTACAGCATACAGTTCGTGTACCGTATCAGTATCTATCTTTGTAAACTGTGTAATCTGCCCTACTGTCTCGTCGTTATCCGTCTTGTGAAAATCAAGCGACACAAACTTTTGGAGCGTGCCGTCAAACACAAGCACACCGTAGCCGTAGATTGTCTTAACTGAAAAGAAAGTGTAGTTGTCGAAGCTAATGGCAGCGCCGTCTAGCTGGACAACGTCTTCAAAAAGTTTTGCGACCTTGAGCGAGAACGCGCTGTTGCGACCTTCGTTACGTAGCTGTCGCACAGCATTAAATGAGCGCAAGCCTTCGGCATCTATGAAACCAAAGTCACCCATCATATCCACAAACGAGAACTGATTCACTACGGATGCACCAAAAAGATAGCGCTTATTGAATGTAGGCTCACCGTACAGCGTTTGATTGTAGTTTGGTGTAACAGCAAAAGATGCAGTCCGTGTGCTGACGAGCAGACTCTCCGTGTTGAGGGGCGCAATGCAAGTGATAGCTTCGTATGAAACTGCGTAGCTCACGGCAGTTGCACCGTGGTCTGCCTCAACAGATGAAATTTTGTTGCCGCTACTGTTTATGGCTATGACAAAGTCAAGCGGTCTGCCGCTTACGCTGTGGTATATTGTCTTTCCATCTGGACTTACGACATAGAGCTTACCGTTGAAAAACATCATCTGCTTTCCAATAGGCACGTACTCACGTTCAACAACCCCGTCGATTGTCGTGCCGTGTTCTGCGAACGTACGCGCTTTTCTTACGGTTGCAGTAGCGCCTACAGAAGTAGATGAGAAAATGATTAAGTTCGGCTGGTTTACACCGTCTTGAACGACGACTGCTGCAATAGTCTTAGTCAGCATACCAGCGCTAGAGTCTATTGTAACGCTGTCGGTATCTCCGGTTGACTTGTAAGTAAACGTACAGCCACCGCTATCCGGTACAGCTTGCACATAAACGTACTCTGCAAAACTGTCTAAACGTAACGATGCGTTTGTACTCTCATCCCAAAGCGTTGCCCATGTAGTACCAAGCCTGTGCTTGAACTTTGCGTTTCCGTTTTGAACTATGATGATAAAATCGCCTAACGCATAAACCGCTTGTATAGGTAGCTCGTTGTAGTCGAGTGTGTATGAGAGGCTGTTGTCAAAGTTACCGAAAGACTGTGTGCTTATGACGGTTTGCTTGCTGTAGTTTTTGCCGCCAGTTGTAATCGTAACACCGTCTACTACACCACCGCTTACTGTGTATGTTCCAGCAAAACCGGAACCACTACCAGTAGGGTCAGTCGCTACCAAATTACCTGCACTATAGCCCGTACCTCCCTTGTGTATCGTAATACTGTCGATAGTACCTGTCTGCGAATCTATGCCGGTATCTATCTCTTCTGGTCGTCTGATAGGACGCAGCTCACCAAACCTATTGCGCACGTTATAGCCTATGCGATACTCGTCATCTCCAATACGAGAATCGTCAACGGCCATGTTCATGCCGCCTATAAACGAGGTTTGCGGGTAGCGAGCCATGTGAGCTTATCGTGGTTGTGGCGTTTGAAAATTACTTGTTGTTCCTGACCTCGTTCTAAATCAGCTTGCCTACGTGCCAAGGAGCGCGATGCTTTGCGGTCGTGTAGAATTGCTTCTTCCATCTTACCCTGCTCCTCAAGAAACAGCTCCATACACTTACTCACGAGAATGTTGTCGTAACCCGGCGCAGGAAACTCATCGCGGTCGTTACGCATCATAGGCAACGTTTTCTTGTAGAGAACTTGTAAAGTATGTTGATCGTCTTGTGCTGCACTAGAACTAAAAGGAAACTCGCTGACATCCACAATCAAGTAACGAGACTCTTCTTGTCCCGGCTTTATCTCGGCATAAACGATAGAGTTGTCGGTATAATCTACAAGCTGAGCTAGACCATGACCTGCAATTTCTCCAGTAATACCTGTTACTGGGTTTGTATAAGAACCTGTTGCACCAAAAGGTCTTGTACGTGAAAAACTTTTTATATCTTTTATCGGGTTAGCAGCGTTTCCAAACGTAATAGCAGTAAAACCAACAGATGATCCAAGATCTCTTCCGCTAATAGTGATCTTAACCTCCTCGTCATACAGATCGTTTATGTTCGCAACTAGGTGTATAAGATCGTTAGACGTATTCGGCCCGTACAGCTTATACGACAGCTTGTTAGTAGCAGCACTTCCCCCAGACGCACCTGTGATAGTCGTGGGCAATGAACGCTGCAATGCGCTGTAGCCTTTGATACGAAACTTGTTGTGATCTGTCTCCCAACCATTCTCACGGTAGCGAGCTGTCATCGGTTCTGTATCCCAGATGTCGTTGTTGCCCGACTTCTCACGGATGCCGCGTATCGCGTAGACATCTGCTGGCATGGCAATCGTCTTGTCGCCTTGCACATAGAACTCTGCTTCTTCCAAAGCTCCCGGCATATCGGACTGCTCGTAAAGTTCCTGTGCAGCCTCGTTAAGGTAGTCAAGCAGTAGCGAACGCTGGTTGTCATCACTAGGAAGCATACCAACCTTCTTACCAAACCGATCTAATATATACTCTACACTCATCGTTTTACTGCTGGCGCTACCGCAGGTTTATCGCGCTTCGTAGGAGGCGCGGTTTCTTTCGTAGTAGTTACCTTTACTGCTGGTGTCATTTTCTCTCCAACTCATACTCAAGACGGTTGATCGTCTTGAGCGCTTCGCGTGTGAAATCCGGTGCTGCCTGTGCTGCTGCCCGAAACTGTGGATGCGCTATCAGCCGCTCGCTGTTCGCTAGCTTTGTCGTCGTGCATCCGCTCGCTAGGAAAACTGAGAGCATCAGCAATAGCGCTGTCAACGAGATCGTCCTTCGCTGTACGCCGTGCCGCAGCCGTATGCTCCTTAGCAACTCCGAACAACTTGTCCAGAATTTGCTGAAGAGCAGGGATGGCTTTGGCAATAGCATACAGGAACTTTATCACTTCTTAGCTGTCTTTTTCTTGGCTGTTTTCTTCTTAGGGATAACAGACTTTTGCTGTTTGCTGCGCTGAGAGGCTTCTACCTTTTTAAGTTGCTGAAACCGTTTATCTTTTGGTTTAGGTGTTGTAGTCTCTCCAGTATATTTACGCTTAGCTTTGTCGATAGTTTTTCTATCAGCTTGCTGCCTCAAAACCTTACTTGCCGCATCTGGTTTAATTTTTGGCATAGCTTTACGACCCATACCTAATAAACCTCCCAATGCTCTAGCACCTCTAACTGCTGGAAACGCGCTAAGAGCAGTAAGAGCTGCGCTAGGGCCACGCTTTTTAACAGCATCCATAAAACTTTCTCTACCTACCATAGTTTTAGGCAACGGTGCTGGCCCACTGCTTTTACGAGAAGTCTTCTTGCGTGGTGACATCTCCATCAGCTTACCGCTACCTTTAGGTGCTGCTACCTTCTTCTTAGGTGCAGCTTTCTTCTTCGCGCCGCCTCGTGTAACTGGGCCTTTAGCTATGTTAGCCTTCGCCTGTGCAAGCGTCTTCGCCTTACGAGCAGCCTTACGCTTAGCGCCAGCGCGAGACATCTCCATCAAGCGCTGGCCACCTTTTTTACGTCTGCCGTATGCCATGTTATTCTCCGTCTAACTTTTTCTCCACCTTCTTCACGCCATGCCTCACGAAGATAGCAAGCGCAGATGTGATGCCTACGTTAATCGCAGCACCTAACTCCAGTTCACCTGTGAGATAGCCGCTTATAGCGCCCACCAAACCAGTAACTCCTGCCCAGAATGTTTTGCTCTTAATCATTTGTAACCTTTCATCTTACGTGCTGGCTTTCGCGCAGCCTTTTTAACAGCCTTCTTTTTCTTCTTCGGCTTCATAGGCTTCATGCCTCCGTACATATATCCCGGTGTCATTTTCTTTTCTTTCTTTTTGCAACAGAGACTCGCCTCGGCTTGCCAGCAGGTTGACCTAAACGTTTCTTCTGCGAAATTCTTTTACGCTTTTCGGCAGCAGTCATCTCACTCGCTGTCTTCGGCGTTTTACTCGTAACTCTTTTCTTTGGCCTACAATATGGTGTACCGCGCTTTTCACCTTTTTTTCTACCACACGGCTTACCAGTTCTAACATCAATCCATTCCTCTTTAAACCAGCGCGTCAGCCCTTGCATTGGTTTAGGCATTTCTCCAACTGCCTCCCATCTTCTTATACTCCTTCGCTGCCCAGGCGTTTGCGTAAGCGCTAGGGTAGACTTTGAACTTACCTTTAGCTTTTGCCTTTGCTCTAGACCACTTTGCAGGATCAGTAGGCTTTGGCTTTTTGCTAGCTTTTTTCTTTACTGCCATCTTACCACTTCTTACACGACCAATAACGCGCAGACAATTTACTGGGTGGACGTTTGTCACAACCATGCCGCGCTCTAAAATTCTTTCTACGCGCAGGATTGTCCTTCTTTATTTCCATGTTCGCGTCACCAAATCTTATGACTTTTGTCTGACTACCCTGCTTCGCATTGACTACAAACTTTTTCTTACCGTAACCCGGCTCACCAGCCTTGATGCGCCGTGGTTTGTTGTAAGCTGTCGGTATGCCTTTAGCTGCCATTCTTCAAAAGTTGTCGTATCTTTAAACCTATGTAGATCAAACTTGCAACAGATATAGCTACCTTCAGTACAAGGTCTATCTCAACCATCCAGTTACCCAAACCAGTAGCACTAGCGATTGCAACTTTAAGATCATCTAAATTCATTCACTCTTTTCGCCTTGGTACTCTATGTCAAAGAAAGGCGTGTCTACTTCCAAGGAACCCGGCAGCGACTTACAGCCACTTGCCATCACGACTATAAAGA